TCCCAGTCCATTTGATGCGGGTCGAAGTCTGCGAAAACCTCAAGATCCAGGGTTACACGATAACGAACCTTCTGCGCCTGACTGTAAGCAACTGACATAAGTGTTCTCCGAATGTGTATGTGAATACTATAAGACTTCTCCGAGTCGATGTCAATAGGGGTGTGGGTATTTATTTGCGGTCCTTATGTTTTCTGAGACTTGTGTGGGGGTTTTGTGATACTTGGGGGTCTTGACATTTCTGTGCGGTTGTGATAGAGTGCAGGCAAAGATCACAAGACCCTGAGGCATTTAAAGGGGTATATAAGGGTCTTAAGTATACATTCAATAAGGGTTTTTCCACACTTTCAACATACTTTTCCACAGGTATGTTGAAAACTCATATACATTTAAAAACACATTTATAATACATTTTAATATACTTTTATCGTTATATTGTGTTTTTAGACATAAAAAAAGAGGGTCTAGTCTCCCTCTTTCCTTATTGATTCTGAGATGCGAATGTTTCGATTCCGTTGACTGCTCGATTGCCTAAAGATGCAATTCCGTTGAACCCTACTGTAGAGAGTACAATACCAACAACAACACCAATCAGGAACTTAGACATAAGATCAGTTGAATTGATAAGCAAGTTCTGCGAGTTCAGATGCAATCTCTTCGATGTTATCTTCAGTGAGTTGAGATAACAGTTGATCTACATCTTCATCAGGCACATAGAACAAATCACCGTTGATTTCATCTGCGATTTGTTGTGCCTTGTTGAGGCAATCTTGTTGAAGTTGGGTTCTCATACTATAGGTACACTTTCGAGGTGAGTAACTTTGAGATCAGTTCAGACGCATACCAGAGAAGAAAGGAATTGTAGTACCATCAGACATGCGGAAGTTCCAAACATAGTCCTTTTGGAATACACATTCGTTACCAATACCATGTGCTTTGAGTAATGCATTCAGACGTGATTTGGTAGTATTGGTCTGATGATTACCGTCGAACAGTTGCATCCATGTATCACCAATCTTAGCAATCAAATTGTTATACAGATAGACTTCAGATACACCATCGTTGTTAATGACTTTGGTGTTATCCTTTGACCAATCAATCTCTTGAGTGATTGCTTGATTCATCTGGGTTTCGATCTTTCGCATGAGTGGTAGTGAGTCCTATACTATAGGTACACTTTCGAGGTGAGTAACTTTAATTGACTGCTGCTTGTTGATAGTATTCGCCTACAGATTTCATCATTTGAATTAACTTTTGATGAACCTCTTGGACTTCATCTTCGTATCCACCATCTCGCAGTTCTTCATAATCAACCTCGCATAATTCACCGAAGTTGAGAATACCATTAGAGTGAATGGGGATGTAGTATAATGTACCTTCACTGTCAATAGTATAGGCACAACCGTGATCTTCGGGATTGTAGAGAATCATTTGTTTGTAGAAATTAGAGGACCTTGGACATCACAGAACTCGGACAAATAATAGTCTAGAGTAACATTCAGTTCATCAGCATCGTGTAGATGTTCTTGATATTGTTCAGGAGTCAGTATAAAGAATTGAGTTTCAATCACGGTCGGTTTGTCCTCCTTGGAGTTCTGTATTTTCGAGGACAGTGACAATCTGATTCGTCGGAGTAAGGTAGTCAATCTGGAGAACATTTGGAGCAATCTCAGTTGCACCGATGATGGTAGATGCGAGCAGGATTTCAAGCATGAATCGTATCGTAAGAAAGTGACTTAATGCACCAACCTGTGTTGTTAGTGATTACATCGGCAAGAGATTCCTCTCCATTAGGTGAATCCCACAGACAGGATTTGGTCTCTTGAATGATCTCATCCTGCTCTTCTTGAGTGAGATCTTCATCATCAAAATCAAACTCGATGTTTGTGACTTTGTAGTAATTCATTTCTTCAGAAGATTGGAAACCTTATCATAAAGTGCAGCAACATCAGCACCGACAACTTCACTTACTTCGTCCCAATCATCATGAAACTCAATTAGTGCCATCAGTGCTAGAATGTCGTCTTGAGTGAGAGTTTGCATCGTGGTTGTGGTGCTCATACTATAGGTACACTTTGGAGGTGAGTAACTTTAATTACCAGTTAATCAGTGTTGCTATGTTGCCAAGTTTGTTTTGTTCGTCTACAATTTCCATCGCATGATTGTATGTCTTGACGGTGATATATCGTGCCTTTCCTCTTGTCTCAGGAAACAATCCGAGTTTGTCAATAATGCGAACAGTGTTAGAATGTTTCATCAGCACGCACCTTGCATAGGATTCCATTCTTGCTCAGTGCCGATGTTATCACCAGTGATAAAGTATCCCAGTGACAGACGCTCATTCACCTCACGAGTTACATCAGATTTCCAGATGCACTTGCGAGAGATGGTATCAACACCTTTCCAAGATAGAACCTTGAGAACATGATTGGGTGCATCGGTGATAGGATAGAAACCCACCAGCATCGTGCCATCTTTAGACTGCAGTGTGGGGAACTCGATCATGGTTTCGGGAGTGGTCATACTATAGGTACACTTTCGAGGTGAGTAACTTTGAAGGACTCAGAAGTTCAGGTGATTGTCGATTGCCTGCTGAATCTGTTCAGATAGTGAAGTCGGAGGAATTATGGGATTGACTTCACCAATATCACACTTGTAGTAGTCTCCCAAACCAAACTTTGCAAAGACTCCATCACCATCTGCAAAGTAACGATTGCGAGCAACATCATCCTCTACAACAATCACCTGAAATGTAGTCAGACACAGGATGATTGCAACATCAAATGTTTGGTCGTTCTTAAAATCTTCCAGAGTCTTTTTGTTACCTTGGAAGTTCTTCATCTTGATCACTTGCGTCTGATGTGGTGTTCTCTTGTAGAACAGATTCTGACGCATCTTCAGTTCTACTTTGAGACCACCATACATGAAGTCATAACCAATCTGATCCACGCGGTTAAGATCAGAAAACTTTGCAAGTGCCTTTTCAATAGTTGTTGACTTGGTGAAGTTGTCTGCACGAGAGGTGAATCCTTTGTCACCATAAGTGGAACAAACTACACCGAAAACTTTATTCCAATTTACACCAGTTTCCAGGTGATCGATAAGATTTGCGATTGTCATGATTGAACTAACTCCGTTAGTGTCGTGGTATACTATAGGTACAGTTTAGAGGTGAGTAACTTTGATCACTTGAAAACTGCGTTGACTCCGATCACCTTTGCTGTAGGATTGCGTGCGAGAGCAGTCTCACGAGCATCCTGATAGTTTCGTGCTTCTACAGTCTCCGTAAAGACTTTACCAGCAACGTAGAGTTTAACTTCGCATTTCATGCTACTGCACCTTCAGGGATTTGAACGATTTGGGGGAGTTTGTTGTCAAATTGATTCATATTGTAGCACACCCATTTGCCATTTGTAAACAGGTAGTGATACTCTTCTGCACCAGCAGGTAGCAGATACTCACACAGATCAGAATCTAATCGAGGAGCAAGATCTTCACCACGAGAAGAATAATACAGGGGACCAGTTTCCTCTAGAGTTTCGTTGTCCCATCCTGCATTTGTCCACAGTGCAGAGATGTCACCACCATCAATCAGTTCTGATGCTTTATCATAACTATTGAAATGTTCAACGAGTTTCACACCATTAAACTCAGGATATCCATCCCAGTGACAATACACAGAGAGGATGGAATCATCAGAGAGTTGAATACCAATTCGGGAACGAGTTGCCATAATCAAACAGGAGTAACTTCAACAGAACGGATAAGATTTGTGCGATCTTGTGCTAGGTAATCATCTGCAATCTTACCACAAGATGAACGAGATTGGATGATCTTTTCTTCATATAGGTTCTCATCTTCATCTGGAACCCAATACTCAATCAAGAGACGATAGTTCTTCATAATCAGGCAGGAAGAATACAGAAAGTGCCACACCAGTTGCGAACCCAGTTTAGAGTTTCATGGTAAGATGTGCGGGGATTGCTCATCTCCATCGTAGAACCATTACGAGGATTGTGTGCAACAGCAACAAAGAGATTATCGCACTCTTTATCAGTGATTTGCTCAATCCACATTTGATTGACTTTGCCTTCCTTCCAATTTGTGTGGTAGGAGTAGACTTCGGAAACGATGGTGTTGCTCATACTATAGGTACACTTTGGAGGTGAGTAACTTTAATGGGGAATCATCGTGCGTACAGATAACCACCAGACCAGTCAGCATTCTCAAGCAGGTATTCACGATCTTTGATCAATCGCAGATCATAACGAACACCTTGGGCAGGTGATTTCCAGGAAGCAGACTTATACACTTCACCAGTTTGCTTATCGATGAAGCAGTGAACCGAACGAGATCCACCACCACTGACAAAGATAACTTTGTGATACTTTTTGCCAGATTCGATGACATAATCGATGTCACACTTACCAGACTTCAGTTCTTCAATCTTGCGAGCATGATGCTGCGACTGAACTGAATCAGTGGTGTCGTAAGTATAGTTCAGGTTCTCGATCGATTTCTGATGACCACGAATAGCATATTCACGATAGTTGTCTTTCAGTGCTTCAATCAGCAGTAGAGTATTCTTGAGAACATTCTCTGCAATAGTTTGTTGTGCCTGTGCTTGCATGGTAGTGTTGCTCATACTATAGGTACACTTTGGAGGTGAGTAACTTTAATTACCCCCAATTCCGCACCATGTTGAAGTTTGCACGAGAGAATTGATGACGATCAACAACTTTCATCATACCAAACTTGTTGGTCATGACATAACCTTCATGATCAGACTTCTCTCCGTTAATAGAGCACTGGATGCTATCATCAGTGCGAATGAAGAAGAACAAATCCATCTTGATAGAGTACACCAACTTCCACAAACGCAGCAGGTTGATGTCAACATCATAATTTTCTGCAATTTCATGCTCATCGACCTCCTTACCCTCACGGATGTAGGAATTGATAACTTTTTTGATTTCTGTTGCCTTGCGTTCAGACACAAACTCACACAAAGTGCTCATCTGTTTGGCAAACTTACTGATGTCTTCCAGATCCTCACGATGAGGGCAAATGTCTGCTCTGGGGCACACAAACTTCACATAAGGAGTATCCGTGATGATAAAGTTCATCGGATAGGCAACAGCATCCCTCAGATCATTCTCTGCAACATAGAACGTATGAGGGGCAATAATGACCTCTTGATTGACTACCTCAGGGAACTGGTAAGTGATCGTGTTGGGACGATAAGTATCAGAACCCCCAAAACCAATAAAATCCCCTTGAAAGATATAATCTGTGCGAGGCAGATAATCAAGGCAAGCATGAAGAATAGTCGCAACTTTACCTTCATGGTTCGCATCAATTTCTTCATGTGAATGATTGATCTTGATCTTTACTTTGTTGAAGACAGATTTAGTTCCAACGAAGAACTTTCCGTTGGCAGGATTGGTGCCCCAAACAATAGCGGGAGCACCATCAATCTTGACACTGATAGTAGAATCAGCAGTAAACCAATCCAGGACAGAGAGATTGCCCGTGAGGATTTGATCTTCTGGATGTTCAAGGTGTTTGTTTTGCATAATGTAATGATCGCACAAAAAAGAGGGATCGCAACCCCTCTTGGTACACTTATCGTACTGTCACATAACGAGCACGGATTTGCTGAACATAAGGAGCAACAGTTTGCACAACTTTGTTCAGATCTTCCATCAGTTTAGTGATTTCATACTGGTGGATTTGCCAACGAATCTTGATGTCTTTGATGTACTGATCACGAGTAATCAGAACCTCAGGCACAGACACTTCAGACTGTTTGCGAGTGCGAGGCATAGAGTGGATGCGTCTTACACTATAGGTACACTTTGGAGGTGAGTAACTTTTAACCGTACAGATTTCCTTCCTTTAGGTATCGAATAGTCCGTTCAAGTGACTCGATGGTATCACCCAGCATACCGATACTGCGATTGCAATTATCACACAACCAACCACGATGTGCTAGGGTTTCATGGTCATGATCAAACACCAACTTTTTATCAGTTCGACCACAATTATAGCATGGAGTTCCCAGTTCTGGATATTTTGGTTTTCCTGCTAGTTTGTATGCCTGCGCCTTACCTTGACTTGCCTTCTTTGTACAGTCTTTGCACTCAGGTCGAAAATACTTATCTCCACCAGTATTTGTTGACTGATTGCGACCAAAGAATTGTTCACTCAGAGGGTAAACTTTCTGGCATTTGGAACAGGTTCGAGTCTCTTGCATTTGAGTCATGTTAGGGTAAGGATTTGGAGGATTGTTGCTTTTTGTGCTGCTGAATGAAGTTTCTTGCTGATGATTCAGTCCTACACACTTTGAGTTGCTCTCCGTTGCAAATTACCATCAGTTGATTGCCATAAGGGATGGCAGCATAGTTACCTTTGCCGATAATAAATCCTTCTTTCATTATACTTTGAGAAAAATCGTGATTTTGGTTGCGGTGGATGACCTATGGGGTCAGTGACATGAAATTGCAGAAAAATCAGGGTTTTGACCCTGACTGTGATTGGGTTCTCAGTGAGACTCACCTGCGAACGGTGCTGATGGCAGGTTCTCCCTTCTCGAAGATCGTATCAACAACCGACTGAACTGCACGGGCAGTGCTGATACCAACCTTGCTGTACACAGGGATGCACACAAGACCGAACGATTTGCTATACTGACTGAGGTTGCCAGGTTGAATAGCACCATCACGCAACTTAGCAGCATCATCGTGATGCAAACGGATCACACGTCCGATGGTCTGACTGATGCCAATAAAGTCCATGTTGCGCAGGAACAGCACTGCTTCCAGACCAGACACGTTGATACCCTCAGCGAGGATGCTGTGGTGCAGAACAACAAACTTCTTAGAGTTGTCTTTGCCCCATGCACTCAGGGTATCAAAGAATACCTCACGGTTCACTTTCTTGCCATCAATAACTGCACCAGTCTTGGCAGTGATATACATCCAAGAGAAACCACGTTGCTCCAACTCAAAGCAGAAATCAGTTTCAGTCACCAACGACACAATCTGCTTGGTTGCCTTAGCACAGATCAGAATCTTGCCGACGTTGTTGTCATCGATGGTTTCCAGCAGGTTAGCAGAATCACGGTCGAAGTTGGTCTGCTTGCCCTTCACCATCTCCAGTTGCTTGACGACAACTTTAGGGGGCACAATAAAACCACCTTGCACAAGTTCAGGAGCAGGAACTTTGCAGATAACCTGACCATAAACATCTGCATCATTCATGCCTGCTTTACCCACAGCAAGAGAATGTTTGGGAGTTGCAGTGAAGAAGTAGCAACGACGAGCAGCAGCAGAGAAGTGCTCAGTAGCAGGGAAAAAGTGACGTTGAACACTGTTATGTGCCTCGTCAAAGTAAATCGTATCCACATCAATCTCTGCTGCTTGCAGACGATTGAGAGAGTTGTAGGTGGTTACAATCAGACGATGATTGTCAGCATTTGCCTCAACCCAACGACGAATCTCATAAGGACGAGTAGAAGACTCGTGATGAGTTTCACCACTGTGAACGTGCAGAACTTCTGCGTTGGTGATGAACTCCAGAAACTCAGAAGAGAGTTGCTCAGCAAGCAGAATGCGCGGAGCAACAACAACAATAGTCTGGGGAGTTTCAGACTGCAACTCACGCAGACAATCATAGATCATCTTGAGAGTCTTACCACCACCAGTAGGTACAATCAGTTGACCTTTGTTGTGCTTTTGCATAACAGCAACAGCACGTTCTTGATGCGGACGGAGTTGAATCTTCATCATATTTGCGGTCATACTATAGGTACACTTTCGAGGTGAGTAACTTTAATTGCTGTTATCTTTCAAACGTTGAAGATCTTGAATAACACATTCCATCGTGGATCGAGAATATCCTGCCGCAAAGGGATAAGATTTCTCACCATCATCGGATTGACTATCAACATTATAGCATATGTTCACAGCACTCTGCAAACCCTCAATAATAGTTTCAAGGGTAGTAACAGGCATAGTCACAGTTTTCATGGTGTTACAGACGATTTTAGAGGGGTCTGATGCAATTATATTATAGGTACACTTTGGAGGTGAGTAATTCTCAAACTCCTGCCTTTACAGTCCCATGTGCTAAACCAAGCAGTTTAGTTCTCTCTTTTCCTTTAGGCGCTCTGCCATGCTTTTCAGTGAAATCCTTAATCAGTTCTGCCTTTCTCTTCTTGAGTGCTTCACCCTTTTCTTTGTTGCGTGCTTTATCTCTCTCTGCACGAGTCATACCACCACCAGTCTCATGTTTCCACTCTCTACGTGGTTTTGCTGCTGGTTTTGGTGTTTCTGCTTTCTTCTTAGCAAGTAATTTAGTTGCAGTCTTCTCTGCTTCTTTAGATGTTGTTTTCTTTGCTTCAGGTTTTGCACCTGCTTTCTTTGCTGCAATTCTTGCTTGTGCTGCTTTTCTTCTTTCTTCCTTTGCTGCTGCTAATTGTCTTTCTCTTGCAGAACCTCTTTCCTGAGTTGGTTGCTGAACTCTTGTAGATGCCTGACGTTGAGTTCCAATATCTTTGCGGGGTTTATATTCTACGGGTGCCATTTTTCCACCACCCACTGCCTTCATTCTGCGTTTTTCAGGTGTTGATTTCTTACGTTCTGCACCTACTCTTCCACCAGGACGAGCACGCCTAATAGTTGCAGCATATCCAAGTGCTTTAGATTTATCTTCAACTTCTTCACAAAAAACCATGAACTCTTGGAAAGTTTTCATTTTCTCTACACTAAACCCTTTTCAGGTATTTAGCAAGAGAGGGTGGTCAGTATTTCAACCGACCACCCCGAGCATCAATCTTCTTTTAGTTTATCTTGTGCAGATTTACTAATCTTACATACCATATCATTATCGTAAAAGTATTTTACACGTTCACGACGAGCAGTAATCAAGAGATCGTATTGTTCTTGTTGCTCACGAGTGAAGGTGAAATCTTGTTTCCTCCAAGTCTCACGAAGTTCTTTGATGTGAGGCAGAACATTTACAGTGTCAGTCATTAGAATCAAAAGTCAAATTCAGAATTAAAGTTTTCAGTGAATGAAAGATCATCCATATCAATATCATCATCCCATCCTTTCATCTCTGGGAGATCAAAGATCTCACCAGGAGCATCTTGGATTTCGGACCAGAGATCGTCGTTCATAAGTGGTTTCGTGCTTACATTATAGGTACACTTTCGAGGTGAGTAACTTTTATCAGTGAGAACCTCTGATGTCTTCTTCACTCTTTTTCAGTAGAGTTCTCATGTTTGCTTGATGTGCATCAAGTTCATCACGAGATCTCGTTCTTAACTGACGATTAATTGTTGTTGCTCTCTTGACACTTTGAGACCTTTGTTGAGCAGTTTGTTGTGGTGTTGCAGATTGCATTCTTCCGCCCACAACTTGTTCACAAAATTGTCTAAAAGTTTTCATCTTTTCTATCTTTTTGATTATTTAGAATAACTCATTCATTTGCTCTAATTGATCATAAATGCTCACAGTTTCTAATGATAACTCAGCATCTCCCTCGGATCGAATGTGATCAGAAACCACAAGATTTTCAAGGTTTTCATCATAAATGTACAATCCAAACTTATCAGTTAAGAGTGGTTTGATTGCATTTGGATTCTTGATGAGATTGTTGGTGTTAATAACCAGGCAACGATCTCTGTTCTTTGATGCAAACTCTACGATGTTTCGATTATGATCTTGCCAGCACTTTTCGATGTATTCTGGATTTTGTTGGAATAGTTCTATGCCCTTAAGATTACTTACAGATGCAAATACTTCTGCGGGATGACGATAAACAAAGATATATTTTGCATGAGGGATGATAGGATCCCAGAAGTTTAACAGTAAAGAAGTACGAGGATCTTTCCATCCCCAGACTCTCAACCTTCTACGATCATAGATTAAATTCTTTGCATACTCTTCAAACTCTTTGACTCTATCTGCATCCATCTTTGCATCAGGACTCCATCCCCAATCAGGAAATGAGTTCTCATTATCCATACAGAAGTTGCATAATGTTCTGTCAAAGTGTAAGAAATCTACATTCTCAAAGTATCCTTCAGGGTTAAACTCATCAGGTTCAAGTATACTCTCACCCATGTAGATTCCAAGTTCAGTTAGAATATTAGATGTCAAAGATGTAAAGGAACGATGCATCCCAGTCAATACGATTGGTTGCGACTTCATTACATCAAGTTTATTATATTCTTCTGAAGAAATCTTGGGAGCAAATATAAACTGACTGAAATCTTTATTGGGAATAACTTTTACTTTTTCAACGTTTCCTGTTCTCTTAAAGTGGTTCTTCTTTGCAGTATAGCAATCAAGATTTGAGTCGATGATGCCATCAGTGAGTGAGTGGCAGTTCTCATCTCTTCGGTAATAATATAAAGGCAGTGGAATATATCCTATGTTTTGTTCCATACCAATCTCAGATATACGAAGAGATAGATCATAATCTCCACCATATTTTAGAGTCTCATCATATCCACCGACAGCATTATATACCCGAGTTCTTATCAACCGAAGATGATAAGTCATAAACTCAGCAACAAGATTTTCTGGTGTAAATCGTATCAGTTGTTTCTCACACAACTTCAGTTCTTTTCCTTCACTATCAACCTCCATACAATCAGTGTAAACCATAGAATACTCTGGATGAGAGTTTAATACTCTCTCACACGTTTCGATTGCTTCTGGATGTAGATAGTCATCAGCATCTAACTGACATAGATTATCTGTCGTTACATTTTTGAATATTTCACGATAAGATCCATAGATTCCATAGTTAATCTTACCTTCAATAAATGTGAAGTTACTTATTGACCTATCCAGTTCTTTCAGAAAGGTTAGAGTTACATTATCGCAAGCATTAGGCCCATCAGTTCTTAGAATGATCCGAACATCTGCTGTTTGATCTAATGCACTCTCAATACATTTCCTTACATATTGAATCGGTTTTTGATATAAAGATATTCCAATCGTTGCGGTCATTATTCAAACTCTAAAGGTTTATTTACTTTACGTTCTGGTGGTGTCAAATAAGGTCGAATCTCTGAAGAATCAATATACACATGCACCGCAGTATTTCGATTCCACTGTCTCAACACTCCTGCCACGATGAAGCAGTTGGTAATCAAATAGGTTGCAAAGATGATGGTACGAACAACTGCAACCTTATCGGATGTTTTATTGCACGATGATGCCTTCTCCCCAAGAGCCTTGCTCCACACATACCACCAGTTTTTAGGTTTCTTCATTATATCGAATATCTGCAGTTTTCTTGTTAATATTGTGTCGGATGAGATACTTATTCAAATGTGTCTTGTCTTGAAAGTAACAAACTCTAGAAGTCTTACCTTCCTTAAACTCTAACCGAATTGGAAACGAAGCATAAGGGAAATCAGTAGTGTTCATAACTCACTCCTTTGGTTTTGGTTTGTTACACTCGTTGCAAACAGTAGAATAACCGAACTTGAACTTTTTGACAACCTGAAAGTGATCACTGTTCAACGGTTTTGTTATATCACAATACTGACATTTATATTCACTTGGTACAGATAATGATTTACTAAAAAGTTTCATCGTTGTCCTGTAATGTCCTCATAGTCCATCAGTTTACCATACTTAAAGTGTAGTTTCAAGGTAGGCCAATCTTCCCACTTACCTTTCCATTCTTCTGGGTATATTGAGATATATTTTGTTATATACCATGGTCGGACTTTACCATGAGTGCCATTAGGTATCCATGTAAAGTTAAAAAGTGCCACTTCAGCATTATAGCCCTCATCACCTTCCTTGAGTTCTACAAAGTCAGCAGTATGAGAGTAATCAATCAAATAAAATTGCCCAGATGGAGATAACCAATAATCGGTCATCGTATTATCAATATCTTTTGTCTGACATCTGGTGTTGGTGAAGTGTTCTCCTAAGTCATAAGAAGAACGAACGTAGTCGAACATTCCCATCAGTCCACCTCCACATCTTCTACAAGATCCTTCATTCGTTTGATAAGAAGTTCATCCATCGGAATGACTTTCTCTTTACCAGTTTCAATATCTTCAACGAGTTGTTGTAGATGTTCTAGAAACTCTTTTGGTAGAGTGTCATCCTCACCAAGATATGTCCAGAAACAATCACGACATTCTTCATAAGGATCATCATAGAACATAAGTCCATAATCTTTCCAGTTACCAGTCATCAGATCAGACCAGTTACGGAATGATGATCTCATACTCTGCCAACCAGTAATCCAGCAGTGCATGATCCAATAATCAAACCAATTCATTTTGGTTTTTCTTTTTGATGTTCCTGGTACTACTCTACTATACATATCTGGGTTTTTCAGTATCAAAACGATAGAACATCACGTCTTTCATGTCAAGGCACATACGAACAGTTTCGTGCTCTCTGTGTTCCCTATCTGTTCCTTTATATAGTCCTCTGCGTTGATATGCACAGCACCAGATGTTGTAGAAGATTTTAGATTTCTCGTTCATTTACAATCGAGGAAATAAGCAAACTTTGCAGAATAATCAGGAGTGTATCTTACTACATTACATCCCCGATAAGTATCTACCACATCAAACTTTCGTTCTGGTGGTGATGGTTTGCTTTCTACCCAGTTTGCAGCACCATTCAAGATAAGTGCAAGGAAGGAAAGACCAACAAAGAAGATGATAATACTTTTAGTCATTCTCTTCATCCCAAGGTGCTTTACGACTTAATACTCTAGCAATCTTTTCATTATACTCTGGTGGTTTATTGATTGCTTCTACCAGAGCATCATATGCCTCTTCTGAAACATAAATGACTGGTGGTTTTTGGTCCAACCTCAACTTTCTTTCTGGTGAAATAGTGAGATTGTATGGGTCATCATAGTCCCAGATGTATTGTTGGTAATAACCAAGATTTAATCCTTCCCAGAACTCATCGTATCCCCAAGTATCACCATCATTATAACAATCCAGACAGTTCCAGAAGTTATGGAAACCATCAAGGAAGAGTTCAAGTTTTGTTTGGTTTTCAAATCTCATTTTAGTTTTTCCCATTCAGTGATGTTAGGGTCATTACCTTCATAAGAATAGTTCACATAAAGATTCTCACCACCGATGTTCATATGATACATCTTCCCATCATTCAGGTAAATACCCAACCATACGGCACGGCCTTCTTCCATCGTTTCAAAGTGAATCATCTTCACATCTTCCAGAACAATCTCATCAGGGTTCTTTACAAAGTGACTCATTCTATCACCTCATAAGCATCTTGAACCATCTGTGCAAGTTCCATTACTTCTGTCTTCATTTCTGCAGGTGCGGTCTTTGCAATCTCATCATAGAACAGAGTAAGGGCAGTCGTCAATAGGACCAGTTGGCGTTTTGTGAAGTTCATTTGAAACTCTCTAATACATCTTTGATGAACTTGATTGAATTATAATACTCCTCACCATCTTGTCCACCCATTACAATCGCAGCAAGTTCTTCCAGAGCAAGTTTAATCTTTTCGTCTTTGGTGAGTTCTTCAAAAGTTTTATTTGCTAATTCTCTGCGTTCAGCAATAGCAAGCATTTCTTCGTGTGTAGGATTATCGTTCATTATAAAATACAAATCCAGTTGAGGTTTTTTCGTCGTAGTAATAATACTCTCGGAACACTCCGTTTTCAAAGTGTTCAATAGGTTCAAGTTCATTACTACCAGTAGAATAATAACAGTCTAACAAAAAGTCAGAGTATTCACCAACAGGGCCACAGAACCTATCACCAAACTTTGTAATGTCTTTATCAGGAAACAGTTCGTAGTATGTGTCTAATACTTCCTGTCCGTATTCTTCAAGGATTTCTTCAATAGTCATCATCACACATCCATTTTTTCAAATCAATAATATCATACCAATCAGCACCATACTTATCATCAGCATTCTTCAAAGCATTCATTTTATCAATTGCTTCTTCTTCAGTATCATAGCAGTCAATCCAGTCACCAGTACCACGAGCAGGATAATAGTTGTATCCAGCAATCAACAGATAAGTTTTCACTTCAGTTTCCTCAAAATCGTGGTGGTTTCTTCCTGCCAGAGTTTTGGTTTCTTACCTTCTGTTAGTTTCTCATCATACCAAGTTTCAGCACCCCAAAGAGTATCAAAATATGCTTCTTTACGAGTGCGTTGAGTGTCTGATTTCCAACTGACTAGGTATTTGGTTTCAGTCATTTTCCATCACTCCAAGGATACTCAAATTCTACATCAATCTGTTCTAAAAGTGTGCGGGCAAACATAATCTCACCATAATCAGAACCATCTTCAAAAATATCCCAACTGTGGTCTGGATATGTATAATCTGGATTTAGATTATAACAAGTTGGTTGTTCTGCGTAATTTTTGAGAACTTTGATAAGATTTTGGAACTTTTGTTCGTCAGTCATCGTATTCAGTAATAAAAGCAAATGCTAAACAAAACCTTCGTTGCTGAAAATCTACACTCATAAGAGAATTACCAAAGAAAGAAAACAAGAGGTTGATGCCACCAGAAGAATGAATGACATTACCAGGACTTTCAAAATTCACCCAGAGTAGTGATATGTCGTTGATAATACCAAACTGCCAAGTATGTGATACTTCACCATCCTGATAAGTTTGTTTGGAATGTTCGTAGAGTTTCATTTGATAGTCACCGTTTGATTTTTGATTTGGCAAAGACGAGCAAGATTATCACCAGCAAGAGCAACTTGAAGGAAGGTGTAGTTGGTCTTACATTCTTGGTTGAGTGCTTGTTGAGTTGCGATTACTTTGCCGACACCAGTAAGAGGAATTCCCACGAACATAAGAGCAACTACAAAAATCATAAAGATAGGAATAAGACCGAAAAGGTCAAGAGAAGAAGATTTGCGGTTCATCGGTTTGATTGCTTATGAGAGTATTATACGACCAAACACACCACACCATAAGGAGGAGTGTGCCAGTTCTTCAAGTGTCTCACTCATCAACCCATACAAACCCCAAACAAGTTTTCATAAAGAACCTAGCAATCATATTCGGTTTATCAGGCATATAATACCTGAAATATCGTTGATTACCAAAAGTATAATAACCTTTATGATTATTTCCCTGTTTGATTACAAAAGAGGTTTCAGTATAAGGACTATTATAAGCACTCAATCCAGTTGTTGTATAAGCAAGGTTTAGTTTGAGTGGAAACTGTCCGTGCTCCTTCGCATACTCAAAGTTCTCAATAATCTTATCAAACTTATAGTCGTATCCTTTTTCAGTATATATTTTAGAATACTCAAATTGTCCCTTTGTTATTTTAATCAGTTTATCAATCTTCTCATCAAACTCTTGTTGGATTTCATCCAGAGTTTTTGGTTCTTCTTTACTCTCTTCTTCTTTTACCTGTTCGGCAGTTTTCCATTCACTCCATTCTTTCCAAAATTGGTCAGCAATACATCCAGGAGGAAGTTGATTTTTATACCGATACTGAAACTCTGGACGGAACATCGGTCCATTATCAACAACTCTCATTTCAATCATTTTCAGTTTTCTCCACAATCAAAGTCAAGATACTCAATCACAGGTTTTCTCAAATAGTTACAAAGGTGCCACTGTGCTTCTTCAAATGTAGAATAATCACCATCCCTATATTCATCTACAAATAGATTATACCAAAACAATCCAAATCTTTTGTGTTGTGGGTAGTATCTGGTTGAGTGTCCGTCTGTTACTTTTTTGATGCGGTAGTTTTTAGTCATCTTTTCCCTGAACATAAAACAACTCATCACGCCAGTTACGACCAGCAATATCAAAAGTGAAACCTAACCTACCAATAGAGAATAAGAACGAAAACAGTCTACCATATCCCATAGAGATTTGAAGATAAGGCCAATCAATCCAGTTACCATACTCACCATAATCAACAGCAATCTGAAGAAGTGAGTATCGTTTTGTGGTGAGAAGAGTCATATAGTGTTCACGACCATAATCTTCTCTTGTGCCGAACTGGATTAGTTTCATTTTTCTTCGAGTGGTTGGATAAGATCAAAGTCAGAAGAATGCACCACAACACGAACATCGTGAGATTTATGCCAACCTTTATGAACTAAGATTGAGATCGATTGTTCACACACAAAGGCAATCACTCCAGTGACTTTCTTGTATGATACTGTGGTTCCCTCAACAAACACTATTCAGATACTCCAGAAACATGTACTCTTCAGGTTCCTCACCATCAACCACAAACTCAAGATAAAGTGCATCAGAATCATCGAGACGATCTTCTGTCACCAGTTCACACATACGGTTGTTCCAGTATGCTTCAAGTTCAGACATTAGTTGGTTGGTGTTCATACGAAACAAGATTCAAGAGGGTTTAAATTGAAAAACATGACATTAAATGTATAAATATTTATACATTATAAATTGGAAAAGATTCATGCCATTTAAAGATCCAGAAAAAAGAAAAGAGTATAGTAAAAAATACTACCAAGAAAACAAAGATAATATCAAACCTTTAACTGATGATCAAAGAAAAAGAAAAGTTGATTATTTTAAAAAATATTATGAAAATAATAAGGAGACTTTTAAAGAAAAAGGTGCAGAAAGATGGGAAAGGGTAAAATCAAATGAAGAACTTCACAATTCACTTAAGGAAAAAAGAAAAATAAAAAAGGATGGAACTAGATCTTATACAAATACTAGAAAGAAAATTGTTGAAAGTTTGGGTGGAAAATGTATAATATGTGGATCAACAGAAAATTTAGAAGTTAATCATAAAAATTTAGCAGATACTGAACAAAGAAGATTAACCAAAAAATGGAACTCTTGCCGAGTTTCTTTATCTGATATTGATAATGGAATGGAACTGGAGTTGATGTGCAATCACCACCATAAATTATGGAGTTGCTGTCAAAGAAAAGCTGCTATGAAACTATTTTCTTCATTAAGTATGGAAGATCAAATTAAATTAACAAAAGAATTTTTCGACACCGATCAGACGAATTTGCATAGATGAATAAGGTGTAGTTCTCGCAGGATCTACTACATCACCCACTGTGGATGAATTGACTGGTGAGTGCCACTGTTTGGTTTTGGAGTTAAAAAACCCCCAAATACACCGGACAGGCTTACCATTATTATAGTCGTAACGGCAGTCAGGACAAATCCAAATTGCGGTGACATTTCTTTTGAATGGAGTTTGTTCATAATGATAACCTTTCGGTGCCTTGTGGGGAAACTTAACAGTCATATTCTCGTTCAATAGACAAAAGAGAAATCAGAGTTTTAAGTTTAGCAATTTCTTGTTCTTGTTCAGTGATCTTATTTTGAAGATGACTGATTTGTGATCGATGTTGTTCTTTCAAATCAAACAACATCTTGTTGGTGTGATCAACGTGATTTGTCATAATCAGGTGAGGAACCGATCAATCACTTCAGATTCTACAGCATCAGCAAGGGCAAAACGAGGTGCCTTGACGATATTGTTACGAAGATTCACATAGCACTCTTCATAGTCTCCGTTATCAACTCCAGAGATCAAATCAAAACATTCATCATCATTCTCTGCGATGACGTTCCAGACTCCACCATATTCTGATTGAGGGAAGTTCACAAAGTGATCTACGATATAAAGGTACTTTTGTGCCATTTGTGTTTGTTAATTACTCCTTAATGTTATCAGTTGAACAGAGATTCGTCAACTGTCTTTGCAGTTCAACTTGTATAGAGACAAGGTGACTATAAAGAAACTGTTGGTACTCGTTGTCCTTCAAAAGTTCTGTGATGTTGTCAATCTGTTGAAGGGCTAGAATGATTTTGGTTGTTTCGTTCACTGCCCCTCTTCAAGATTAGTCAGTTCATCATCAGTCAGAACAGTTTCCATCGGTCCTTTCTTCAGTCGTGCCCAATCTTCCTCTGCTTTCTGCCAGTCTTTGAACTTTTCTTGCAGGTCTTCACCTAGAGTCAGTTCAAACTCATTAGCAACCTTACGCATATCTTCTACACGTTTGTCCTCAGCAAATGCAAGACCACAACCACCTTTCATAATGTTGATCTCATCGTGACCCATCGCACGTGCCACAGTTGCAAAGAAACGAAACAGTTGATATACATTCAGGTCTTCAGCAGGAACCTGAAAGGTATAATGCTCTTCAGGGAGAGCAGTATCATCAAAACCACTACTGTAATGAGTAGAGGTCCATTCAGTATCGAAGGAAACTTTGAGAGTTGCTTTGTAAGTCATTTGGAGTTCATTTCAATTTGTGCCTTGTCATTATAATACTTCTGGAACATCTGATGATCACGATGAACCAGAAATGCGTTCCATCCAAAAATGGCAACCACACCGAAGATGATGTAAGAGGGTTTCACAGTGAGAGTGCTTATACTATAGGTACACTTTGGAGGTGAGTAACTTTAATTTCCCTTACCTTCCAGTGACCGCACAAAGAGTTCGGTGAATCGTTCTTGCTTCTCAGGATGAACCGATGCGGGGTTGTCATGAATAGCAACCCTAAGAGCGTTCAATTCGTCCCATTCTTCTGTTGTAAGATTTGATCCACCAGTCTTTGCGAGGGTCATTATGTGCTCCCGTGATTTATGTCGATATCCTAACAGTATTTAATCCCAAAGTTATAGTTCTTAATCTTTTCTTTGGGATTGTTTAACAGTTCTTTACTCTCTAAAGAATGAACCGAATCCACCAGAATCTCCCTTCATACGATTCTCAAGTTTATCCATCAAATTATCAAAACTCTGCAGCGTTTCAATCTCTTGAATCACCTTTGAGATTGTAGTACAAACTACTGGGCGTTCTTGTCTTGCAGCAAATGCCAGAGCATTACGCAGACTCTGCTCTGCTTCTTTTAGACTCTCTTCTACTGATTTACTTAGTGCCATTTACTTTCCTCATTTCAAAACTACCATTTTTAAGATCAATCCATTCTACAGTATCACCCTCTTTAAGTCCAGCAGCTTCAAGTAAATCATCAGGTAATTCAATATAACAATCACCAGTCAGACCATCAACTTGAACAGGAAGTTGCCATTTGACTACTTTATCTTCTTGAGTCTTGAGATATTCTTGATGACTTGATTTCCAAAAATCATTCCAAGCACCTTTAGATTCTGGTTCATAGTATTCTCTTTCTCTCATCACTTCATCATATGTCCAACCACCATTACCATTCAAAAGTCCAAGAAGTTCATCCATCCTGGATAATTGAACTGAATGATACTCATGGTTCTCACGAGCTACTTTCACAACCACATCATAGATTTCCTGAGGTGTTACATCATCAGTAGAAATTGCATCTTCTACCCATTTCTCAAGATTTTCAAGAGAATACTTTTTGTAATTGAAATCAGTCATCGTTCTTTTTGTGAATCTTTTTCAGTTGCTTGTACTCTTGTTTGATTTGCTTATATGCTTCTTCTGGTGTCATCTTATCACCAACCTCAAGATTTACAATAATGCCAACTCTATTCGCAAACAGAGCCATCGCTTTCTCGAAATCTGTCAGATCGTAAGACATGATCGTTCTCCAATAGTTCTAACTTATTTAAGATCTCATAGAGTACATTTGTAGTTTCTATGTTCTCTTGTTCAAGTTTCTCAATACGATCAAGCAGACTTTCCATCACTTTTCACATGTGGATGTGGAGCATAAAGAGGACCAGGATAGTTACCAGCAAACTTATTCAGTTCTTTGACTGCTGCAACTGTTTCCTTAGTTTCTTCCCACTCCCAAGAGTTCCCATTAGTATCTACAAATGTACGGGTTGTCATAGTTTACCACCTACAGTGCCATCATAAGTGATTGTAGCATCACCGAATCCCTCTTGTCTACCCTTAAGGTAAAATCTTGTAGCTCTTACACATTCATCTTCATGAAGTGCAGTAATGATACATTTGCCATCCTTATCATAAGAATCCCAAAGTCCATACTTCTTTTGTTCTACACGAAAAGCATCATCAATCCATTCGATCATTTTAGTATCCATTTTAAAATATTTAAAAGTTTGTTTGATTTTTTAATTCTAGAAAAAAGTTCTATAGAAAGTTCTTTGCACGATATTTCAAAATTTATAGAAATTCTATCTCCATCATAAAGAGGTCTATTTGGTTTATGATATGTGTAATTCGGAAATATTAAAAGTTCATCAGTTAATGGTGTATGAGTATAAATTTTCTTATTTTTCTCAGATAAAAAATCTATAGATGTTTTATTTTTCGGAATATTGAAATAATAAACTGTGTTTATGGTAGAAGTTTTAACGTGATTGTGCCATATTTCTGCATAATTTTTTCTATCAGACATATAACAATAACATGTATCTTTACTATAATTGCATACAGTAAAGTTAAATATTTTTTCACAATCATGATGTATTTTATAATGAAGA